GGAAAGAACTCGCCACCCGACGTTGTTCCGGCGCAGGTAATGCCTGTGCCAATGACCATGCCCCAGAAAGTGGGTGATGCCAGCCAGAACCGTGATGTTCCCGCTGGCATCGCTGCTTCTGGGTCACCCATATTCAGTCGGCGTGTGATCCGCAGTCCCTGGCTTAAACGCTAGGGGTTGTGGTCACTTGTTGGCTGTCTAACCCTGGCACTTCGGTGCCTCTTTCATTTCCATCGCCACATTTTTTGGAGTTTCCCCCATGAGTTTGCAAACACGCCTTGAATCCCTGGTTCTACGCCTAGCCGCCGAGTTCAAGACCATCTACGGTCAGGTCGGCACGCTGGCCAACCTCTCGACAACGGACAAAACCAACCTCGTCAGTTCCATCAACGAGCTGCGCAGCCAGATTTCCACCTTGGCTGGCGTCACCATAATTGACGATGCCAACGCGGCGGGTACCGCCACTACGTTTTCTGCCTCCAAGATCACTTCCTTGCTGGACGCCCTTAAAGCTGACTTGCTCGGTGGTGCCGATGCGGCGTTTGACACGCTCAAAGAGCTCCAAACGGCTATTCTGGATGACCAGACGGGTATAGCGGCCTTGCTTGCCGCTGTCGACAAGCGGGTGCGCTTTGATGCGGCGCAATCCCTGACCGCCCTTGAGCAGGAGCAGGCGCGCCAGAACATCGGTGCGGCCTCGGTGCTGGACATTGGCAATGCGGACACCGATTTTGTGGCGGCATTTGAAGCGGCGCTGCTGGCCTGACCGTTTATGAACCTGGCCCAACACATTACCGAATTGGCGCAGCGCCTGGCTCTTGAACTCAAGACTCGCATCACCGCCGATCACCCTGGGGTTGCCAAAGCCTGGGTGTGCTTCGGGGTGATTGGAACTGGCAGCAAAGCCTCGGTGGTAGTTCGGGCTGGGTTCAATGTTCATAGCGTCATCCGCGCCACCACAGGCAAGTACCGGGTGACGTTTTTGAGCCCCATGCCAGATGCCAGCTACTGCTGGCAGGCGTTCGCTCGTAACTCAGGCAATCAATCCGCCATGAAAAACGCTGGCGCGCGCGCCACAGCAGAAGCCAAGACCACCCAGTTTGTGGAGGTCATCTGCACCACCTCAAACGGGACGCTCACCGACACCACAGAGATGAACCTGACCGTCTGGCGCTGAGGCGCCAACAGAAAACAACCACCATGTCCTTTTCACAAACCCAACTCGACGCTTTGCAAGCAGCCCTCACGCAAGGGGAGAGGCGCGTCTCCTTTGGAGACAAAACCGTGGAGTACCGATCAGTTGATGAACTGCGCCTGGCCATTCGCGAGGTCAAGAAGGGGCTGCAAGAGCAGGCAACAGCTACCGGATTTTGGCCGCGCGCACCTCGGCAAATCCATATCAACACTTCCAAGGGCACGTGAATCACATGATGCAAAGTCTTAAAACGATAGGCTGGCTAAAGGGCATCAAACGCAAATTCTTCGCCTCAACACCCACCTATGACGGGGTAGGGCAGGGAAGACGCGCAGTCGCCTGGTCAGTCGGTAATCCCGGTGCGGTGTCGAGCATGCTGTTCAACCAGAGTGAATTGCGTGCCAAAAGCCGCGATTTGGTGCGTCGCAATGCCTGGGCCAACTCGGCGCTGGAATCCTATGTGGCCAATGCCATTGGCACAGGCATCAAACCCCAGTCCATGCTCACCCAGGCGGATTCGCGCGAAGCAGTGCAGACCCTGTGGCGTAACTGGACGGTGGATGCCGATGCTGCAGGGCTGACCGACTTTTACGGGTTGCAGGCAATGGCCTGTCGGGCCATGCTTGAGGGCGGCGAAGCGCTTGTGCGTTTGCGCTTTCGCCGACCGGAAGATGGTTTGAGCGTGGGCTTGCAGCTGCAGGTTCTGGAGCCGGAGCATCTGCCTGTTCATTTGAACATCACTGCTGAAAACGGCAACCTCATCCGCGCAGGCATTGAGTTTGACCGTTTGGGTCGCCGTGTGGCCTATCACCTGTACCGATCACACCCCGAAGACGGTCAGCTTGCACCCATGTCAGGTACCGGTGACAGCAGCACCACCAGGGTCGATGCCAGCGAAATCGTGCACCTGTACCGCCCGCTTCGCCCAGGGCAGATCCGGGGTGAGCCTTGGCTGGCGCGTGCTCTGGTGAAACTACATGATCTGGATCAATACGACGATGCTGAGCTGGTGCGCAAGAAGACGGCCGCCATGTTTGCCGGCTTCGTGACACGTTTGACGCCGGAGGATAACCTGCTGGGCGAGGGGCTGCCCAACGGCAATGGCGTAGCACTTGCCGGCCTGGAGCCGGGCACCATGCAGATTTTGGAGCCCGGCGAGGATATCAAGTTCAGCCAACCTGCGGACGTGGGTGGGTCGTACTCGGAATTCTTGCGCATGCAGTTTCGCGCAGTCGCGGCCGCCATGGGTGTCACTTACGAGCAACTCACCGGTGACCTCACCCAGGTCAACTATTCATCGATTCGGGCTGGCCTGTTGGAATTTCGCCGCCGGGTTGAGGCTTTTCAACACGGCGTCATCGTGCACCAGATGTGTCGACCGATCTGGAATGCCTGGATGGATCAGGCCGTCTTGGAGGGCGCATTGGTATTGCCGGGTTATGCCACAGAGGCAAAAGCGAAACGCGACTACCAGGCCTGCAAATGGATACCGCAGGGCTGGCAGTGGGTTGACCCTTTGAAGGAGGCCAATGCCATGAAAGCCGCCATTCGTTGCGGATTGATGAGCCGATCTGAGGCGATTTCGGCCAATGGCTATGACGCAGAAGATGTGGACCGCGAAATCGCTGCGGATAACGCCCGAGCCGATGGCTTGGGGCTGATTCTCGACTCCGACCCCCGCTACGAGTTGGCACCCTCTCAAGCGGCCAAGACCGCTGGCGCGCCGGGACCGGGGTCAAAGCCAGCTCCCAAACCGCTCCAAAAAGGAAACTGATCATGTTTTTGCCACATATGGCGTCCCGCCTTTATGGGACGCCGCTTCTGCTTGCGCGCTCCAAACTTGACATCATCCTTAATGTCTTGGGCGAGCGCGTCGGCTGGCCAGCCTCTGTGCCGGATGCGGCTAGCTTGGCACCTTCAGGCAAGTTGGCACGCTTTGAACCGTCCTCCGTGCTGAATTTATCGCAAGACCTCTCCAGCGCAGCCAGCGGCATCGCGGTCATTGGCATCGCAGGGTCGCTGGTTCGCCGCAATATCGGCGTAGATGCCCAGTCCGGGCTGATGAGCTACCTCGATATCGCTCAAAACCTGGAAATGGCGGCCAATGATCCCTCGGTGTCAGGGATTCTTCTGGACATTGACTCGCCCGGTGGGGAAGCGGGTGGCGTTTTCGAGCTGGCGCAACGTATCCGCGAGATCAATGTCATCAAACCGGTCTGGGCGCTGGCGTGTGACAGCGCGTTCTCGGCAGCGTACGCCATTGCCTGCGCTGCTTCGCGCGTTCTGGTGACCCAAACCAGCGGTTTGGGCTCCATCGGCGTGATCGCCATGCATGTGGACCAGACAGCGCGCGATGCGCAGCAGGGATATCGCTTCACCGCTGTGACTGCAGGTGAATTCAAGGGCGATCTTTCCCCGCATGAGGCCCTCAATAAGGGGGCCAACACGCGACTACAAGCGGAGGTTGACCGTTTGTACGGTCTGTTTGTCGATCATGTGGCGAGCATGCGTGCGATGGCACCCCAAGCCGTTCGTGCCACCCAGGCGGCCTGCTACTTCGGTCCGGAGTCCATCGATATCGGGCTGGCCGATGCACTGGTTCGAGCAGATCAAGTGATTCCTGAGTTTGCGGCGTACTTGTCGCAGAACCGGCTGCATCGGCCAGCCAGCCATGCCATCGGTACAACGGCGAGCGCATTTTCTGAGGTGCTCACTCAAGCGCACCTGCCCAGCGCCATACCCCCGCTAAGCCCCACCGAGTCCCCCACCAATTTCCCCAACGTATCTCAAATTGCCAACGTCACACCCAAGGAGACACCCATGACGCAAGACCTACAGACCCAAAGCGCGCCCGCCCCCGAAAACCTGCCCGATGCAAATGCATTGCCTGTGGGTGACACCCCAGTGGATGAAGTCGAAGAGACACCGGCTGATTCAAAGCCCAATCCAGCCACAGCCACAGCCACAGCATCTGTGGCCGCAGGCCGAGCGCAAGCCCTGGAAATTGCCGAGTTGTGTCACCTCGCCGGGCAAACCACCCGCATTGCCAGCTTCTTGGCCCAAGGCATCTCAGCCAGCCAGGTGCGCCAGGCCTTGCTGCTCTCGCGTGCGCAAAGTGAAGAGATCTCCTCGCTGATCCACCCCGACGCAGCCAAGCCAATCGCAAAGACAGCGAATGACAGCGCCTCAGCATTGTTGGCCGCTGTCAAAAAACTCTCGGGTACGCCATGAATCTGAATATTCAGACCTTGCTTCTGAATTTCAGATTTCTTTTCCATTTCATATGTCTCTCGCTCACCGCTCTTAAAAAAGGACACCGCAATGACCGCCATTCATGAACCCCTCAACCTGGGTGACTTACTCAAGTACGAAGAAGGCAGTCTGCGCTTCTCACGCGAAGTTGCCACCGTCGCGGCCGGACAAAAACTGGCCCTGGGCACTGTTGTCGGCCGCGAAACTGTCAGCGCCAAACTCAAGCAGTTCGATTCGCTGGCCAGCGATGGCTCAGAAAACCCCTGCGGTGTGTTGCTCGTTGATGTGGATGCCACCTTGATCGACGTCGAGGGAGCACTTCTACTCACCCGCCACGCTGTGCTCGCATCGAATTGCGTGATTTGGCCAGCAGGCATCGCCACTGCTGCCAAGACTGCGGCAACTGATGCGCTGGCAGCCCTGGGCATCCTGATTCGCCAGTCGGCTTGATCGAGCCTCAGATGCCCCGCCTGTCCTGATTCATCACTTCAACCTTTGGACATTTCCTCATGAACAATCCCTTCAATAACCCCGCTTTCTCGATGTCGTCGCTTACCGCAGCGATCAATATCATCCCCAACCGCTTCGGCCGCATCGAAGCCCTCAAAATCTTTCCTGATAAACCGGTGCGAACGCGCCAGGTAATGGTTGAAGAACAAAACGGCGTGCTCAACTTGCTGCCCACCATGCCTGTAGGTGCCCCAGGCACGGTCGGTACACGTGGCAAGCGTGCGTTGCGATCCTTTGTCGTGCCACATATTCCGCACGACGATGTGGTTCTGCCAGAAGAGGTGCAAGGCATTCGCGCCTTTGGCAGTGAGACCGAGATGGAAACCATCGCCTCGGTCATGGCTCGGCACTTGCAGACCATGCGCAACAAGCACGCCATCACGCTGGAGAACCTGCGCATGGGTGCCTTAAAAGGTGTGATCCTGGATGCCGATGGCACGGTGATTTACAACCTTTTTAATGAATTTGGCATTACACCGACTGCCATCAACTTTGATTTGGCCAATGCCGCATCAAACGTCAAAAAGAAATGCGCCGATGTGCTGCGCCACTTCGAGGACAACCTCAAGGGCGAATTCATGACCTCGGTGCACTGCCTGTGCTCACCTGAGTTCTTTGATGCGCTCACCGATCACGTCAAGGTCAAGGATGCTTTTGCCTATAGTCAGCAACGCGCTGTCCTGATTGACGATATGCGCGCAGGGTTTACCTTTGGTGGCGTGACGTTTGAGGAATACCGGGGTCAGGCCACCGACATGAATGGCATTACCCGACGTTTCATTGCCGCAGGCGAAGCCCATGCGTTCCCGCTGGGGACGGTTGATACCTTCAGCACCTATTACGCACCGGCAGACTTCAATGAGACCGCCAACACCCTGGGGCAAGCGCTGTACGCTAAGCAAGAACCCCGAAAATTTGAGCGTGGCACCGACTTGCACACCCAGAGCAACCCGTTGCCGATGTGCCACCGTCCTGGCGTACTGCTCAAGCTGACACTTGGCTAATAGGGGTTACAGATGAGCACCTTGGTCGAGAAAATCTATCGCGCAGCCGCCAATGTCGGGTTTCTCAAGACCTGTACCTGGCAGCCAAGCGACGCCGGGACAGTGCAGGCGTATTCGGTGGGGTTTATCGCACCAGACAAGGATGTGCTCTCGGGCTTGGGTGTCAGCACTGAATTTGAGATGACCTACCCAAACACCAGCCTTGTTGGGCTCAAAACCCGTGAAGTGGTGCAAATTGAGGGCGTGGCGTATCAGGTGCGCGAAGTCATGGCCGTGGGCGATGGCTCGGAGTTGTGCGCCAAACTGATGCGAGTCTGATCAACGAACTGCGCAGTCAGAGGTCAATCTTGATCCAGCCGTTCCAAAGCATGCGATCCAGCGCAGCGTTGGCTGCCTTGCGGTCAAAGCGCTCGGGATCGAAGTCCAGGCCAGCCCATTCGCGCATTTCTTTGGCTGCTTCGCTGTAAGGGTTGTCCTCAAGGGTGTCCAGAGATTCCTGATAGCCCCAAATGCCACCAGCGTCCTCTGGTGGGCAAGCTCGCTGGCCCGCCTCAATCCATACCCGGCCAGCGTTGCTGTCGTCCTTGTCCAGACCCCGAATGGACTCCACAGTGATCCGGTGCTGCCAACTGTCACCAAAGTCGTAGAGGTATTCAAACACTTCACCTGTTTCCAGCAGTTGATTGAGTCTGAATTTGGACTCGTCCAAAGTTTCAATTTCCAGAAACTGATCTTCTTCGTCAGGAGGTGCGTAGCGCTTCTCACGAATCGTGAATTCATGCAAATGCGAGTCAGTCCAACCCATGGCCGCTTGCAGGATGTGGTGAAACGCATTCAGGCGTGCGCGTCCATCGATGTAGATGCGTCGCCAGATCGCGGGCTCGGAGTCCACCAACTCGACCTTGAGGATGAAAACACTCGGAGATGACTGGGACTTGAGGCTTTTGCTGCCCCTACTGGTGCCTTTGACGGGCTTGGATGTCGCCATGAAGCGTGCCTCACTGTACTCAAAACAAGCATTTTATGAATGACCCATAACCAATCCGCAAACCATGACCCAGTCCATTCGAGAACGAATTCTGCAAACCATTGTCTCGACGCTCACTCCGTTGGCCACGGACCAGGCAGCCACTGTATGGCGCACGCCCAGTGTTGCCATCACCCGCGATCAGTGCCCAGCGCTGGTGGTGTTCCCCGAGAGCGAATCGCTGGGTGATCGCGCCAACGAACGGGTCACCCGCGAGTTGACCGTTCGCATCACCGCGCTGGCGCGTGCCGTGCCGCCAGACCTGGCCGAAACCCAAGCCGATGCCTTGCTCTGTGCGGCGCATGCCGCCCTCATGCTTGACGTCAACCTGGGCGGCTTGGCTTTGGGCATCCGAGAAGTCGAGTCCGAGTGGGAGGTTGATGACGCAGATGGTGTCGCTGCCAGCACATCTGCTCGCTACCAGATCACCTATCGCACCCTAATTGCTGACATTTCCATCCAAGCCTGAACCTCTTTTCCATTTTTTTCATTCATTTCAACTTTGAAAGATCCCAATCCATGAGCACCTATGCATCATTTCAGGGCCGTGTTTACCTCGGCAAACGTGACACCGAGGGCAACCCCATCGAGGTTCGCTCACCCGGCAACGTGGCTGAATTGAAACTTTCGCTAAAAACCGACGTGCTGGAGCACTATGAGAGCCAAACAGGTCAGCGCACGCTGGACCACCGTATGGTCAAGCAAAAGTCGGCTACGGTGAATCTGACCATTGAAGAGTTCACCAAAGAGAACTTGGCACTGGCGCTGTACGGCAACTATGTAGTTGGCACACCCGGCACCGTGGCCAACGAGCCTTTGGCAGGCAGCACACCTCTGGTCGGTGAGCGCTATTTCCTGGCCCACCCAAAGGTGGCCAGCCTGGTGATTCAGGACAGCAGCGCCACCCCAGCCACTCTGGTCGAGGGGGTGGACTACACAGTCGATAAAGACTTCGGCGCGATCCAGTTCCTTCGTCTGAACGATGGTGGAGAGCCCGCTGTGGCCTACGCTGCGCCCTTGAAAGCCAGCTACGCCTTCGGGGTCACCACCGAGATTGGCATCTTCACCCAGCCCCTGCCAGAGCGTTTCCTTCGGCTGGAGGGCATCAACACTGCAGACGGTAATGCAAAGGTGCTGGTGGAGTTGTACCGGGTGGCGTTCGATCCCTTGAAGGAAATCTCGTTCATCTCCAACGAATACAACAAATTCGAGATGGAGGGCTCGCTCCTGGCCGACTCCAGCAAACCGTTTGATGCAACGCTGGGTCAGTTCGGCCGCATTGTTCAAATCTGAAAGGACGCGTCATGACTGATTTGGAAAAACTCATTCCCCAAGACACCTTGGTCTTGGTGGCAGGCGAAACCATTGCGATCTCCCCCCTCAAAGTGGGCCAGTTGCCTGCATTTTTGCGGGTGATATCGCCCGTGATGGCACAGTTGGGCGCTCCAGAAATCAACTGGCTGGCGCTGTTTGGCGAGCGCGGTGACGATTTGTTGACCGCTATTGCCATTGCCGTGCGCAAGCCACGTGAGTGGGTGGACAACCTGGCCGCAGACGACGCGTTGCTGCTGGCAGCCAAGGTGATGGAGGTCAACGCTGATTTTTTTACCCGAACAGTGATTCCCAAACTCGACGGTCTGTTCAGTCTGGGCAAGGGAATTCGAGCAGCCAACACTGGTTCGACCTCACCCAGCGCCTGATCGCGCATGGTCACCGGCTGCCCGACATCCTGGACTACACGCTGGCGCAGTTGAAAGGTTTTGCGGCTGCCAGCGCTCGCTTGGACAGCGCGCGTGACGCCCAACTCCTGTCCCTGATCGCCATTGGCAGTCGGGGCGACTCCAAAAACCTCGATCAAACGCTTGAGCGCTTGAGCACTGCATCAACCCGACCATGAAAATCTCCATCCGAATCGACAGCGCCGCAGCCCAAGCCCAGCTTCGCCGTTGGGGCGGGGAGTTTCGAGACAAGGTCAAAAAGGCGGTGGCCAAGGCCATGGCCAAAGAGGCGCGTGAGATCAAGCAGGACGTGCGTGACCAAGTGGCCAGCCAATTGACGGTGGTGAAGAAGAACTTTTTGAAAGGTTTTTCTGCCTACGTGATTGACAAGGATAAAGCCCGCTTGCCCGCACTTTATGTGGGCTCACGGATTCCTTGGGTGGGCATGCATGAGAAAGGCGGGACCATTTCTGCCAAGATGCTGATCCCCTTGCATGGCCGGGTCGGTCGCAAGCGTTTCAAGGCGCAAATCAAAGAGCTCATGCGCGGCGGCAATGCCTATTTCATCAAAAACGCCAAGGGCAACGTGGTGCTGATGGCCGAGAACATCAAGGAGCACGACCGTCCCTTGGCTGGATTCAAGCGTCGGTACCGAAAAGCCGAAGGCATCAAGCGTTTGAAACGCGGTGCGGACATCCCGATTGCCGTACTCGTTCCCCGCGTGATGCTCAAAAAGAAGCTCGATATTGAGCGACTGGTGGTGCGGCGCATCCCCCGACTGGCTGCTGAAATCGAAAATCAGATTCGCGCAGTGAGTTGAATGACTATTTGCGTGATCTTGGTTTGGGAGCCAATTTGACGGGTTCTTGGGGCAGAACTTGTTCTGACGCGAGTGTCAGTCGCAGTTTGGCTGCGTCGTACACGGTACTTTTGTCGCGTTTTCCTACAGCAATGGTCAGCAACACAAGCAGGTCATCCTGCACCCGATAGACCAGACGAAAACCTGTGCTGCGCAGCTTGATCTTGTAGCAGTCAGGCATAGAGGTCAGTGCAGCAGCGGGAACTCTGGGCACATCGAGCCTGCGCAGAAGAACTTTGGCAAATTGGGTTCGGATGCTGCCATCGAGTTTGTCCCATTCCTCCTTGGCCTGGGGCAAAAACTGCAAACGATAACTACTTTGTGTGCTCATTGCTCAAAGTGCAGCAGCCCGCGATTTTTTCGATGTGCGTGGCTTTGACGACTTTAGTGTTGTGCCGTGAGCGATCTTTTCCAATTCTGCTTTAGTGATTTCAATGACGTTATCCGGATCAGCCTGCCAGGAAGATATCCGTTGCTGCACGACCGGGATCAATTGCAAATCGTCGAGCACATCCATCAATGCCTCGTAGGTTTTGGCTGGCACAAGATAAGCCGATGGCTTGTTGTGATGCAAGACGACGATGGTCTCGGTTCCGGCATCACGAATGACGGCCGAGGGATTTTTTTTGAGTTCGGTGATACCGATGGATGTTTGAGCTAGTACGGCGTCCATGCAGGTGCTCCTGATCGTGGTTACCCCGGCATAGTACCAAATAATGACCATTTAAATGGTCATTTAACGCAAATTTGATGATTGACCTATGGCCAACAACCGAATCGCCGTTTTAGTCGCCCTTGAGGGTGCAGATGAGGGGCTCAAACGCGCCCTGAATTCCGCACAGCAAAGCCTGGGCGAGTTGGCATCCTCAGCGAAAACCGCAGGGGACAAGGCAGCTCGCGGTATGGCCGAGGTCAAAGCAGGCATGTCGGCGTTTGGTGACCAGGTCTCCATCGCCAAGACGCAGTTGCTGGCGTTCCTGTCAATCAGCTGGGCCGCAGGAAAGGTCCAGGAGATTGTCCAAGTGGCCGATGCTTGGAACATGATGGGTGCGCGCCTGAAACTGGCCACTGCTGGTCAGAATGAGTTCGTCACTGCGCAAAAGGCTCTGTTTGACATCGCCCAGCGCATTGGAGTGCCCATTGCGGAGGTCTCCACCCTGTATGGTAAGTTGCAGCAAGCGGTGCGCATGCTCGGTGGGGAGCAGAAGGATGCGCTGTCTATCACCGAGAGCATCTCGCAGGCATTGCGTCTGTCTGGTGCGTCGGCCACAGAAGCCCAGTCGTCCCTGTTGCAGTTCGGTCAGGCCTTGGCCTCCGGGGTGCTGCGCGGTGAAGAATTCAACTCGGTCGTCGAAAACTCACCACGTCTGGCCCAAGCCCTGGCCGATGGCTTGAACGTGCCCATCGGTCGGCTGCGCAAGTTGGCAGAAGAGGGCAGACTCACCGCTGATGTGGTGGTCAACGCCTTGATGAGCCAAAAAGACAAACTCGCCGCCGAATACTCTCAGTTGCCAGCAACGGTCAGCCAGGCTTTCCAGCGCCTGCAAAACGCCTTCGGCCAGTGGGTCGCGCAGGTCGATGCGGCCACCGGCATCACCAAAAAACTCGCTGACGGCCTGACCTGGCTGGCCACCAACCTCGACACCGTGATGCAGTGGCTCAAAAAAATAGCCGAAGTGGGGCTCGCGGTGCTCATCTACCGCTTGTTGCCAGCCTTTGTCATTGCCTGGCAGACGGCTGGGGCTGCTGCAGTGACCGCATC